ACGTCTCCCGTGACAATTGTCAGCGGCGTGCCGACATAGCGGCCATCGTCGAGCGCGACGACACCGAAGATGTTCTTCGCGGCCCATTCCAGATCGTGGACGCAATCGGTCGTGTCGCCCTCGTCGTCAACCGGCCCGACGAGCAAGCCCTTGCCGTAGAGCACATGCGGGAAGCCCCGCACGGCGAACAGGTCGTTCGACTTGAAGCTGCCCTCGTCGTCAACGTAGATCGCGTGACCGTCGTTGAGGCGGGCGGCGTCGATGCACTGGCATTCTGTCAGCTTGTAAATCTCGTCAAGCCCGCCTGGCTGTTGGTACTCGACCGCTGTCAGTGTCAGCAGCGAGGGGTCAATCAGGATCGCCTTGACGGCGCGCGGTAAATTCTCGGTCATGTCATTTCTCCTTGTCATGGATGTCAGGGATGGTTTGCCGGAAGCGCGGGAGGTGGGCGCTTCCGGCGGCGCCGGTTAAGCGGCGAGCTCAAGCTCGGCGCGGAGTTCGGTAATCACCGAAAGCGTCTCTTCAAAGATACTCTCGGCGGAGGTGAGCGTCTGCACGAGGCGTTCGTGCGAGATCGCCATGGCGTGCTCGGCGCCTTCCGCGATTGCGCGGAGCGTGGCGGCAACGCCGTGAATGCTGTCACCGTTGTCGAGCGCGGTCGCGAGGCGCTTCAGCACGATCGAGCCGGGAACGGCCTTGTCGCCGGTCGTGGGGTCCGTCACGGTGATCGCCTTGTATGTGTCACCACGGAAGGCGTCGAGGATCGCCTGCGCTTCCTTCGACAGATGCAGGCCCATGGCCTTCGCCATCTCGTCGGCTGGCGTCTTCTGCTTCCGGTCGGCGTACTTGAAAGCGTCTTCTGCGGTAAGGCCGATCTTCTGCGCGTTGGCGAAGTCGGTGGCGAACTGCTTGGCGTCGATAGTCATGTCGCTCAGTCCTTTGTTTTGGGTCCGTGAGGCGGTGTGTTCCCCGTCTCTGATTGTGAATAGATCACATGTGTTCCTCTCACACAAGAGAAAAAATACGGGTCGCACAAAAAAAGTTTCGCGCCCTTTTCGGCACGGGGTTTGTAAGTGCCGGGACTTGCAAACACACCAAAAGTGTAAGTCACCCCCGATTTGTAAGTGTGGGGTGAAAAATGGCACTTACAGGTTTTGCCCCTCATAAGTGGTTTGAAATTGCTATCTTATTTTTCGGTTTGTAAGTGTAAGTCTCTTTTCTTCTTAAAGTTCATAAAAGATAAAAAAGAAGGATATAGAATTATAAGAGAGAATAAGGAAATGCACTTACAGCTTACACCCCCGAAAGCCGTGCTTTTCCCTGATTTGACACCCTGTCGCTTGTGCTCCTACACAAGTTGGCATCGAGGTTGTCGGTGAGGGGTTGACAGATGGTGCGAGTGCTTGGCGTTGATCCCGGTGTGACCGGTGCGTGGGCGATCGTCGAGGTCGTGGGCACAGCCAAACCAGTGCTGGTAGGCGTCGGCGATCTGCCAGCGAAAGCGGTCAAGATGTCAAAGCGCACAGCTTTGAGATTGGATGCTCCATTGGTGGGCGAACTCTTCGACGATTTGCTGACAGAGCACGAGCTTGACAGGATTGTTGTTGAGCGTCTTTCCGGCGGGCCGGGCATCACATCTTCGACGGCGTTTTCGTTGGGGATGACGGCGGGCATCTTGGAAACGGTGCTGACATCGCGCGGGCTGGACTTCAAGACGGTGCCACCGAGTTCGTGGAAGCGGGCGCTGCTCGCGCCAGCGGGCAAGGCGGCGTCAAGGCAGCACGCCGTCAAGCTGTTCGGTTCCAACAAGGGGTGGGAGCGGGAGAAAGACCACAACCGTGCGGAAGCCGCGATGATTGCTTTGTGGGGCGCCCTCAAGTAGCCCCCCTCTTCGCCCTGGCAATTCAGATTGCTGTTATGTGGCGTTTTGGATTTCACCCGATGTTGCCGCGCGCGCCTGTGGCTGACAGAAAACCGGGGTTTGGAGAATTTCATTCCGCGCCGCGCCCGCTTTCCGCGCCCTTCCTAGCATTTCATTCCGCTTTCCGCCCGTTTCCCGGCGCTTTCGCCCGCTTTCGCCCGCTTTTGCGCGCCGCACCGTGCGTTTCGCACACATACCGCATGGGCGCCGCCCGCGCCGTGACAGAAAACCGCCATAGCGCGCCGCCTAGCGCGTTTCGCTATGTCAGATGATATGTGACAGCGGCGCGCCTCAAACGCCTGTCAGCGGCCTTCCTTGTGTCAAATAGAGCCTATTGGCTGTCACGCCCTATCCCGGCGCAATGCCATTGCGGCGCCCGCGCCCGCGCCGTTGACACATAGCGCGCCGCCCGTGCGTTTCCATGGCAAGCGCCATAGGCTGACATGCCAGCAACGCAAAACGGCGCCCATGGGCGCCGCGCGTGACAAGAGAAAGGCGCCTTCCGGCGCCTTCCTTCATTCCTCATCCGGCTTGCCGTATTCGGCAATCATTTGCTTAAGCCACTTTTCCGGCGCCGTGACGATATCGTCAGTTAGATAGGGCGCCGCGATATAAAGCATTTCCCCAATGCCTAGCGACCGTTGCCAATATTCCTTGCCGTGCTTGCGCTGGAAAGCTTCACTGTCATAACCCCAACCTAAGCCGGTATCATCGCCGCGCGTTCCGCCGTCGGAGCAAATAAACCCATAGGCCATTTGCCGGGAAACGCCCGTGGCGCAAAGCAAATGCGCGGCGCGTGCCAAGTCTAACGGCGCGCTGTCAAGACGCGCCACAACGGCGCGCGATGTCAGTTTATGCGCGTCACAGTACGGCAACGCTTGCGCGCCAATGTAGAGCGATACCGGGCGCGTTGCTGACAATATTCTGACAAGCGCCAAGATTGCGGCGCCGCGCTTTTCAAGTGTCGCGGCGTCAATCCCGGCTGACGATACGCAATCGACAACAATATTCAGCGGCGCTTGATCGTCAACCACGCGGCGACGCTTGCGCATATTCATGGGATTGCCAGCAAGGTAGGCGCTGACATTTGGCGCGCCGCCCGCAACTGAACTAACGCGGGCGAATTTTTGGCCATTGTACCCAATCAAAGCTTCAAACTTCGACATCATTTCTTCCGACGCCGCCACGCGGGCGAGATCGCCCGTGCGGCATTTGCGCGTGGTTTCTTCAATGCGTTCATTGCCGTTCCAGCTATTGCCGTGGTTATGCGAAGGAAGAGACATCGCTTGAACGGCGTCAGTAAACTCGCCCACGGTATCAAAGACCGTGATTACGTCCGTTTTGCCCGCGTTGTTTTTGCCAAGTGACGGAAAGGTTTGCTCAAAGCGTGCCATATCAGCGACCCTCTACAATCTTGATTTGATCCTTCGAAAGACCGGCGAGATATGTCAATTCAGCCGCCTCATCTGACGTGAAACCGTTCGCGATCATTGCCGCGCCCGCCATGGAAATGCGCGGATCAATAATCGCCTTCAATCCTGCGTTTTGGGCGCGGATGCGTGCGGCTTGAACGCGCTTAGTCCAAGCGACATCGCCGCAGATGGATTGTTCAAGCGCCACGTCATACGTCCAAAAGAAGCGAACGGGGAAACGAGACTTGAAGGCGGCGTCAATCCGGGCGCGCCCGGTAAATTCCGCCGTGGCGCCTTCGCCAAACGTGTTGCCAGCGCCAATGCAACGAAAGTCTTTGTGGCGCTTAACGGGCTTCTTTTGATCCGGGAAAGCCTGAACGCCGTTTGACAGCGCGGCGTTAAGCTTCAAGAGCGTGCGGTCTTCCGACGCGTCAACCTCGTCGAATAGGTAAACGCCGCCGTGCTCATACGCTTCCCGGAAAGGCGTTGTATGGTAATGGCCCACGGCGTCAACAAAACCAAGCAATTCATGGTCTTCCGACAGCGCGCCGTTGAAATAGAAATCAAGTCCCATTGCGTGGGCGCATTGTTCAGCGGCGTGCGTCTTCCCGCTTCCCGTGGGGCCGGCAAGCCAAACGTTAGGCGAAAGCCCGTTAGCCTGAATAGACGAGAGCACGCGCAAAAGCTTGTCAAAAAGCGGATGTTGCACGCCTTCGCTTTTCCATGTCGTGTTGTCAGCGCGCTTCATTTCGATGCGAACAAGCGCCGTGCCTTCAAGCGCCGCCGCTACCTTTTTCGTGACAATCGCTTCAATGCGTTCCTCATCTACCTCTTGCGTCAAGAGCGCTTCAAGCGCGGCAAGCGCGGCGGATTTGTTGGCGCCGCCCGACATCATGATAGGCGCGACAGTCGGGATAGGCAGCGCCGCAGCGCCGGATGCGGCGGAAGCGGAAGCGGTAAAGCCAGCGGTTTCTTCCTTCGCCGGAACGGAAGCGATAACCGCGCTGACATCGATGTCGAAGCGCGCCGCCACTTCAAGGCAAAGAGACGATGTCAGATCAGCGGTAGTGATATTGCGTTCAGCGCGGTAAGCGGGCCATTGGGCGTGCGAAGCGATAGCGCGGCGAAGCGCCGTGCGTTGTTCTGCGGAGAGGGAAACCTTCGTATGAGCGTTCATTTCGTGCGTTCCTTAAGTATGGGCGTTGCGACCGCTCTAACCGGCGGCTGACTTCTTTTTAAAAAGACGATTGTGTCATGTCAATCTGTCATGTGCGGTCTGACACAAATAAAGTTTCCGCTCACACAACGATTGTGTCGCGTTCAATCGCTTACCTAAACGGGAATAGGCTCTATTCGCCTCATAGAAGCCCGCTGGCGCGTTTTCCCTGTCAAGGTAGGCATTGCATCGTCAGAAATCAGTAACGGCAATTGGCATATTTGGAGCGGTTGAACCGTAACTGACATTTCAACTTAAGTGTGTATCAAACGCATGGGACATTCCGTCATTTGACAAGCGATAGTTAGCATCCTAATGATTATGATCACGATCATTGCTAACCTATTGAGTAGCAAGCTAACGATTAGGATTGAAACCAATTGGTTTTCAAGAAAGGCGAAAGCGGAAATCCGGGCGGGCGCCTCAAAGCGCAAGAGGTAGTCATGCGCCGCATGGCGGGACTATCGCCGCGCGCCGTTGCCACGCTTGAACGCTTGCTCGGAAGCGAGAACGAACAAATCCAATTGTCAGCGGCGACACAAATCCTCGACCGCTACATGGGCAAGGCAAAGACGCAAGTGACGGCGGAGATAACGCACACTGTCAGCGCCGCGACCGCGCATCTTGCCGCGCTGACAGCCAAACCCGTGCCAACGTTGGACCTAGACGCTAACCCTAAGACCTTGATATCGTTAGACAATCCAGCCGCGCCAACTAAACAGGTAGTTAAACCTAGCGCCATTAGCAAGGCGCAAGCAATAGAAGACGCGACCGTAATTCCCGACGAGACGCAATAGAATTCTACTAAGCGGGGTCTGACAGGAATGTCATGCCACCAAACGAGCCTGACAGGAATAGATTTTCCTTTAGGCTTCAAATGCCCCCCCGCCCCCCTTCGCCCCGACCCGCTAGATTTAAATCTGCACGGTATTTCGCTATGGCCCGAAAAAATATCCAGAAAAAAACCGTGTGGGGCGAGAAGCCGGAACCCCCCGCCCCCGACCCCGTGCTGGATGAGGCACCCCCGGAAAAAATACAGGAAAAAAAGCACGAGGTCGTTTCCGCGTACCGCGACTTCCTCGACCGCTACGAAAACGACCCCTACGCTTTCGTTGTCAACGTCCTCGGCGCCACACCGTTGCCCTGGCAAAAGCTTTTTCTGGAAGCCGTCGCACGCGGCGAGCGCCGCATCTCGATCCGCGCCGGTCACGGCGTCGGGAAGTCCACGGCGGTCTCGTGGGTGCTGATCTGGCACATGGTCACGAAATACCCGCAGAAGTCCGTCTGTACCGCGCCCACCGCTTCCCAGCTTTATGACGCGCTCTTCTCGGAAGTGAAGCATTGGGTCAACAAGCTCCCGCCCGAAATCCGTGACACGATCGAGCTCTTCTCCGACAAGATCACGCTGAAGGCGGCGCCCGAAAGCTCCTTCCTCTCGGCGCGCACGAGCTCCGCCGATCGCCCGGAAGCGATGGCCGGTATCCACTCCGAACACGTCGTGCTGGTATTCGACGAGGCGAGCGCCGTGCCGGAACCCGTCTTCGAAAGCGCCGCTGGTTCGATGTCAGGTCACTCAGCGGTGACAATCATGATCGGGAACCCCACCCGTAACTCCGGCCTCTTCTACAAGTCGCACCACGAGCTCTCCGGCAACTGGTTCACGATGCACGTCTCGTGCTTGAACTGCGGCCTCGTCTCCGACGACTTCGTCAACCAGATCAGGGCTACCTATGGCGAAACTTCCAACGCTTTCCGCGTTCGTGTGCTTGGCGAGTTCGCTCTCAAGGAAGACGACACGCTCATCCCCGCCGAGCTCGTTGACAGCGCGATGGTCCGTGACATCCGCCCCGACACAGGAACCGGGATCGTCTACGGGCTCGACGTAGCCCGCTTCGGTGATGACAGGACAGTTCTTTGCAAACGGCAGGGCAATGTCGTGCTCGAAACGAAAGCATGGAACGGCCTTGATCTGATGGAGACGACGGGCCGGGTTGTTGCCGAAGCCAACCTCGACAAGCCCGAACTGATTTGCGTGGACAGCATCGGCCTCGGTGCCGGTGTCGCCGACCGCCTTCGCGAGCTTGGCCTCAATGTCCGCGATGTCAACGTCTCGGAAACCGCCTCGATGAACAACCCGCAGGCCGCGAAGCTGCGCGATGAGCTTTGGCTCTGCGTCAAGGAATGGCTCGCCGCCCGTGCCTGCTACATCCCGAAAAACGATGATCTCCGTCAGGAGCTCGTCGCCCCGACCTACAGCTTCCTGTCAAACGGCAAGCTCAAGGTCGAGAGCAAGGGTGAGATGAAGAAACGCGGAATGCGCTCGCCCGACTTGGCCGACGCACTCTGCCTGACATTCGCCGCTGACACCGCACTCGTCGGGGGCCGCGCCTCCAAGTGGGTGTCAGGCAAATCGCTGAAACGCAACATCAAGGGCATCGTATGACCACCATCGCCTACCGCAACGGAATACTCGCCGCCGACAGCCAGGTCGTGTCAGGCAACACCCGCGTCGGCGAGATGCGCAAGGTCTGGAAGACGAAATCCGGCGCTCTGGTCGGTTTCGCTGGCAACGCCAGCCTTTCCCACGAGATCGAGCAGTGGGTGGAAAAAGACCTGAGCGGCGAGGTTCCCTCGACCGCCGACCGGGGCTCCATCATCCTCGTGCGCCCAACCGGCGAAGTCTTCGTGATCGATGACGACGGCGGTCCTGTCAGGCTCGCAGCGGCCTTCTACGCTGAAGGCTCCGGCTCCGACGTGGCGATCGGCGCCTTGGCAGCGGGCGCCAGCGCCGTGCAGGCCGTGGAGATCGCCTCGATCTACGACATCGGGACCGGCGGGCCGATCCAGTACGTCGAGCTTGGAAACGTCATCAAGTTGGTGCCGCCCAAGGCGAAGTAACTTGCGTCTGTCAAGCATGACATTTGCGTATTCCACATAATTCCTGTAAATTCTATCGAATTTCTGGACGTTTGGGGGTCGGATGGCGAAGCGTAAGACGAAGACGAAGAAGATGACGGACGAGGACATCAGCGGCGCACTTTGCGCCGCGATCGACAGCGCCGCCGACTACATCGACACCTACATCGCCCCCGACCGCGAGGAAGCGACCCGCTACTACAAGGGTGAGCCCTTCGGCAACGAGGAAGAGGGCCGGTCGCAGATTGTCATGTCAGAGGTTCGGGACGTGGTGCAAGCCATGATGCCGAGCCTGATGCGGGTCTTCATGACCACGCAGGACGCCGTCGAGTTCTTGCCGCGCCGGGGCGACGCCGTCGAAGAGGCCGCACAGGCCACAGAATACATAAATTACATCTTTTATGTCGATAATGGGGGCTCGATGGTCCTCTACGACGTGCTGAAAGATGCGTTGATCCGCAAAACCGGCTTCGCCAAGTACTACGTCGAGGACAAGGTCACTGTCACCGAGGAAGAGTATACCGGCCTGTCAGAAGGCCAGTTTGCGCTCCTGACAGAAGACCCAGAGCTCGAAATCGACCATGACACGGTCGAACACTACGCTGTCATTGACCAGGCTACCGGCATCCATGACACGGCCTACGACCTTACGGCGACGCGCCGGGTCAAAGAAAAGGTCTTCAAGGTGGTCGCGGTGCCGCCGGAAGAGATCATCATCGCCAAAAACGCCCGGAGCATCAAAACTTCGGATTTTGTCGGCCACCGGTCGAGCAAGCTTGTCAGCGAGCTCGTCGCCGAGGGCTATGACATCGATGACATCCTCGATTACGGCGACCCGGAGCCCACGCTGGAGCTCAATCAGGAAGCCCAAGCCCGTAATCCGGCCATCCAGACCCGCCAAAGCGCCGATGTCACCACAAACGACCCCTCCATGCTCCGCGTGCCCTACTATGAGAGCTGGATTAGGATGGACCAAGACGGCGACGGCATCGCCGAGCTCCACCGCATCTGCTCGATCGGCAAAACCGGCCATGTGCTCCATGACGAGGTCGTGCCGGAGGTGCCGCTGGCGCTTTTCTGCCCGGACCCGGAGCCGCACACCGCAATCGGCTACTCGATCGCCGACCAGACCAAAGACCTCCAGAAGATCAAGTCCAACATCGTGCGTGGCACGCTTGACAGCCTGGCACAGTCGATCCACCCGCGCACGGCGGTCGTCGAAGGCCAAGCCAACATCGATGACGTGATGAACACCGAGATCGGCGGGATCATCCGTATGCGCCAGATCGGCGCCGTACAGCCGCTTGAGACGCCATTCGTCGGCGGTCAGGCGCTTCCTGTCCTTGCCTACCTCGATGACGTGCGCGCACAGCGCACCGGCATCAGCAGGGCAACGCAGGGGCTCGACGCCGACGTTCTCCAGTCCACGACGCAGGACGCTGTCAAGGCGACGGTCGCCGCCGCCGAGAGCCGTCTCGAAATGGTCGCCCGCATCTTCGCCGAGGGCGGCATGAGGCAGCTTTTCTGCGGCCTCCTCCGCCTCGTCGTGCGTCATCAGGACAAGAAGCGCGTCGTCCGGCTCCGCAAGAAGTGGGTCGAGGTCGATCCGCGCGACTGGGACGCCGAGATGAATGTCATTGTCAACGTGGGCATCGGCTCCGGTGACAAGCAGGAAAAGATCGCCGTCCTGTCAGCGATCATGGCGAAACAGGAGCAAGCGCTGCAAACGCTTGGGCCTCAGAACCCGCTCGTCGATATGGGCCAGCTTCGCAACACCATGGCGAAGGTGTTGGAACTGTCAGGCGTCAAGGATGTCGAGAGCTACTGGAAAGAGGTCACGCCTGACAGCATCGCCGAATACCAGAAGACGATGCAGCAAAACCAGAAGCCCGACCCGGCGGAAATCCTCGCGCAGATCGAGGGCCGCAAGACCGACGCCAACATCGAGATGAACCGCCGCAAGACGGACCTCGAATACATGAAGGCGAAGATGGACGACGACCGTATGCGCGACCAGATGGAGGCTGACATTCTCCTCCGCGCCGCCGAGTTGGAGTTCAAGTATCACGGCGCCGACACCGACGTGAAGATGCAGCAGTTCATGAGCCAGATAAACCAGTCCATGGCCCGCGAACGCATGATCATTGACACGGCTGTCAAGGTCTCGACCGCCGAAGCCCAGTCCACCGAGCGCGCCCAGCAGGCGCACGATCAGCAGCAACAGCAGTTGGCCCAGCAGCAAGCCCAAGCCGCCGCCCAACAGGCTCCGGCCCCGGCGCCGCAAGGAACCCCCGTGCAATGAGTGAGGAAGCAGACAAGCGCGCCGCGCAAGCGAAGCAAATGCTCAACGATCCGCTTTTTAAGGAGGTGATGCAGACTGTCGAAGACGCATTCGTCGGATACTGGAAGCGGGCGGGAGACCCCGCTTCCCGCGAAAATGCTTGGCACGCGCTCAAGTCGATCGAGCTTGTCACGACCGAGCTCCAATCCATCGCTGACAACCAGGCGGTGACAGCTTTCAACAAGCGCTTGCGCTGACATGACATGTCACTTGCGCTCAACGCAATTTTGAGGTACAAATAGATGAATACCGACACGCCTAATGGCATCGGGCTCGCAGAAGCCGCCTCGCGCATCGAAGCTCTTTCCGAACCGGACAACACAGAGCCTTCCACAATCGAGACCGCTGACGAGAACGCCGAGACCGAACCGGTCGAAGGCACTGCGGCAGACACTTCCGAAGAAGAGACGCCACCTGAAGACGACGAGGAGCCTTCCGAAGAGGAAGACGACAGTTCGGACGAAGAGGGTGCTGACGAAGAAGAAGCCACCACCGACGACGACGACACAGCAGACGACGAAAAGCTGTTGGAGCGTCCTTTCACCGTCAAGATCGGCGGCAAGGAAGAGACGGTCACGCTCAAGGAAGCTCTGGCTGGGTATCAGCGTCAGGCGGATTACACGCGCAGTAAGATGACCCTCGCCGACGAGCGACGGTCGTTTGAAGGCGATCGGCAGGCCATTCAGACCGAACGCGCGCAGTATGCTCAACTCCTCCCGCTCCTCATCCAGCAAATCGAAGCTGGCATGGAAGTCGAACCGGATTGGGCCGATTTGCTGGCGAACGATCCGAATGAATACTTGAGGCAAGAAGTTGCTTGGCGGGAAAAATCGGCGCGACACGGCGCTGCCCAGCAAGAACGGCAACGCCTCGAACAGATTGCACAGCAGCAACAGCAAGCGGCGATCGCGGAGGCCCTAAACACCTCCAGCCGCGAATTGGCCAAAGCTATGCCCGCGTGGCAAGACGCCAACCGCTGGAATGCTGACCGTGACAAGCTGATGGCCTACGGCCAGAAACTCGGTTTCGCCGAGGACGAACTTAAGCAGACCTACGATCACCGTGCGGTGCTCGCGCTCTACAAGGCCATGCGGTACGACGAGTTGATGGCGAAAAAGCCACAGCCGAGTGCCCCGAACGGCCCCAAGTCCGTCTCTCCCGGTAGCCCGAATTCGGCCAAAACCCGCACCGTCTCCAACGTTTCCCGCGCAAAGCAGCGTCTTGGTAAGTCCGGCAGCATCCGTGATGCAGCCTCCCTGTTTGAGCAACTTGATCCATAGGAAGTGACGAGAAATGCCAGCTAAACCCACCGGTACTGTTGACCGGTACGACATCAACAAGGCCGTCCGCGAAGAGCTCTCGGACGTAATCTACAACATTGCGCCGGAAGACACCCCGCTGATGTCCAACATCGGACGCGGCAATGTCTCCAACACCTACTTCGAATGGCAGACTGACGGTCTCGCCGCTGCGAACGGTGACAACGCTGCGGTTGACGGTGGCGACGCTGCCAACGACACGCGCACGCCGACGAACCGCCTTGGCAACTACACGCAGATCATGACCAAGACGATCCAGACCTCCGGCACTGCGGAAGCAGTCACGAAGGCTGGCATCAAGGGCGTCATGGCCTACGAAAAGGCCAAGGCATCCGCCGAAATCAAGCGTGACATGGAAGTCCGTATCGCTGGCCAGAAGGCTGCGGTCGGTGGTTCCACCGGCACGGCTCGCCAGACCGCCGGTTTCGGCGCGTTCCTGACGACCAACGTTGACAAGGCGGCTGGCGGCACGAACCCGACGCTTTCGGCGACCACGGACGGCTACCCGAACGCCGCCTATGTCAACGGCACGGCCCGCGCCTTCACTGAGACGATCCTCAAGAACGTCATTCAGCAGGTTTGGGCTTCCGGCGGTCAGGTTGGCTTGGCCATGGTCGGTGCGAAGCAGAAGGGTGTCGCCTCCGGCTTCACCGGTATCGCCCAGCAGCGCCGCGAGACCGGCAACAAGGCTGCGACGATCATCGGCGCCGCTGACGTGTACGTCTCGGACTTTGGTTCTGTCACGTTCGTGCCGAACCGCTTCATGCCGGTTGACACCGCGTACCTCGTTGACCCGGAATACGCGTCCCTCCAGTTCCTCCGCGACTTCCGCACCAAGCCGCTCGCCGAAAACGGTGACAGCAAGCGCGAAATGCTCCTGGTCGAATTCGGTGTCAAGGTCCACACCGAAAAGGCCCACGGCATCGCCCGCGACCTCCTCTAAAAACAAGATTGGGCGGAGCTAAAACTCCGCCCTCTCGCTTGTGTTTGAAACATATTCGGGTTGTTTGCAGATGAAGAAAATCCTTGATCACGACCCGCTGTCGGGCATCACGCGCACCTTCCACTACGACGAAGGCAACGACGCGAAGAATTTCCTGATCGAGACCGTGCAGGAAACCGCCGGTCTCGTCGAAAGCAACCGCGACCTCTTCAACAATGCGAAGCGCGGCTTCCACGGCGAAGAGCTCTCGCACGTCGCCTCCATCCCCACCACGATCATGATGGACCTCATCAAGAAGGGGATCGACAAAGACCCGGTCGCCTTCAAGCGCTGGCTCAACGACCCTGACAACGCCGCATTCCGTGTCAAGCCGGGTATCATCTGATGGCCCTTGACACGTATCTCGGTCTGCAAAGCGAGATCGCCGACTGGCTGAACCGCGCGGACCTCACTGACAAAATCCCCACCTTCATTCGGCTGTTCGAGGCGCGCGCCAACCGCGAGCTCCGCACGCATGACATGGTCAAGCGCGCCACCGCCGTCGTGGATCGCGGCTACTTCGTCGTGCCGCCGGACTGGCGCGAGACCGTCGCCCTCCTCCGGCTGACCCCGCGCCCCGGTCGTATGCGCTTCGTGTCGATCGATGACAGCTTCGACTACCGTGAACAGTACGTCGGCAACAATTCCCCGTCCGAAGTCTACACGCACATGGACGGGAAATTCTTCCTGTACCCGGAGCCGACCGGCGATGTCAGCCTGGAGCTCGTCTACCGGGCTTCGGTCCCTTCGCTGTCAGATGGTGTCAGGGACGTAGTCGGAAACGACATCTCCGTGCCGACCAATTGGCTGCTCCAGAAGAGCCCCGACGCCTACCTGTTCGGCGCGCTCTCCGAAGCCGAGCCGTACCTCAAAAACGATGAACGCATCCCGGTCTGGCAGGGCAAGGCCGACCGCATTTTCGCGGCCATGCAGGTCGAGGCCGAACGCGCTTCGTTCGCGCAAGGCGCGCTGGCAGTCAAGAGGAAGACCTTCGGATGATGAACAGCTTTTCGGATTACCTCGAAAACAAGGTACTCCAGCACGTCTTCACGGGCGTAGCCTACACCCAACCATCGGGTCGCTACCTCGCGCTCTTCACGAGCACGCCGGGTGAAAACACACCGGGCACCGAAGTGTCCGGCGGTGCCTACGTCCGTCAGCCTGTCACATTCGATGTCAACACGGCTTTCGAAATTGACCCGGTCGGCGCCCCCGGAGTGCTTGTCACGGCGGCGATCAACAACGCCGTTGTCGAGTTCGCGACCGCGACTTCGGGCTGGGGCACCGTCACCCACGTCGGCATCTTCGACGCCTCCACAAGCGGCAACATGCTCGCCTTCGCGGCGCTGGTAAATTCTCGCGCCATCACAACCGGCGACATCTTCCGCGTCCCACTCAACAACTTGGCGATCTCGCTGGATTAATGACCTACAGCACGAGCGGTGTCGGCTACGGCACGGGCAGATATGGCAAGGGGCTCTATAGCGCCAACACTGTCCTCGACGCCGAGGCGGATATCAAAGCTACGTCGTCGCTCAAGAACGTTCTGACTACGGGCACGGCAACCGTGCAGGTTGTCATGAAGGCGTTCTCCAAAGTCGCTTTCAACTCCAGCAAGATCATCCCCTTTCGCGCCACCGCGACCGCTGTCACGGCTGTCAAGGTCAAAAGCATCCACATCCTCGGCGTCAACCTTATCCGGGTCAGCGCCAAGGTCTTCGGCACCGCGCAGCTTATCGGCGTCCAGAACGCCAGCGCATGGGCCACAGCCAAGGCTTCCATCGCCGCTGACAGCACCGCGAGCCTTCTTATCCGGCTGCGCGCCATCGCCGCGAAGGCGCTCATCCGGGCGCAAGGGCGCGGCACCTACCTCGCCAACGACCCGGCTTCGGCCTCTTGGCTGACAATGCCCGATCTTTCCTCGGACTGGGCGACCGTGCCTGACACTTCTTCGGTTTGGGCGGAAGCCCCGACTGACACCGACCCTTGGGCCACCGTGCCTGACAACGCTTCGACTTGGCAGGAGACCCCGCTTTAATGCCTGATACGTTTACCCCCAACTACAGCCTCGTAAAAGTTGAAGTCGGCGGCTCTACGGATACGTGGGGCGCGAAGATCAACGCCAACTCCGACACGATCGACACAAAGCTCAAGACCCACACCGACGACATCGCCGACGCCAAGGCCAAGGCCGACGCCGCGCTCCCGCGCTCCGGCGGTGTCATGACAGGCGACGTTGACATGGGGGGGCACACTGTCACGAACAGCACCGACGCGGGGAACCTCGCGTTTACGGCTCGCTCCACCGCCCCGGCAGGGTGGCTCAAGGCCAACGGCGCGGCGGTCAGCCGCACAACCTACGCCGCGCTCTACGCCGCGATTGGCACGACATACGGCGCGGGTGACGGCACCAACACGTTCAACCTCCCCGACTATCGCGGCTACTTCCTGCGCGGTCTTGACGACGGCAGGGGGATCGACGCGAGCCGCGTGCTGGGCTCCATCCAAGACAGTCAGAACCTCGCGCACAACCACGGCGTTAACGACCCCGCCCACGCCCACGGCGTCTATGACCCCGGCCACAACCACGGTGTTAACGATCCCGGTCACAGCCACTCCTACCTAGCTCCTCATGGTGGGGGCTACGGCAATGACAATTCTGGCAATGGTCTCCAGACTGAGAGCACTGGCGTTTCCGGCACTGGCATCTGGCTCAATGCGTCGGGCACGGGCATCGGCATTTACGGCGCCGGGACCGGCATCTCGATCCAGAACAACGGCGGCACCGAAGCCCGCCCGAAGAACATGGCCGCACTCATCCTCATCAAATACTAGGAGCCGGAATGAACATCTATCATTACGACGCGACCGGTGCATACCTTGGGGCGGATGTCGCCGACCCTGACCCTCTGGTTAAGGGCCGCTGGCTTATCCCGGCGAACGCCACCCACATCGCACCTCCGAACGCCGTGGAAGGCAACCTCCGCGTCTTCCGCAACGGCGCGTGGGGCTACGTGCTTGTCACGACGCCGGAAGAAGAGCCGCAGCCGGACCCCGTGCCGCCGCCTCCCCCGACGTTCGAAGAACTGTTCCCGCCGCTCGACCCGCTCGACTTCAAGCTCGCCATGCTGACGCTCAATGTCACCCCTGACGACGTTGACGCGGCTATCGACGCCATGCCGGAGCCCGACCGGACGCTCGCCAAGATTTACTGGACCTCCGCCGGGAAGTTCCGCCGTGACAACCCCCTCATCGAGCAGATCGCTGCGGCCTTCGGCAAGACCAGCGCCGACATTGACAGCGCGTGGGCTTACGCCAGGGAAAGCGTAGATGGCTGACACGACCACCACCAACTACGCCCTTGTCAAGCCCGCCGTAAACGACCCGGCGGGTGCTGACACTTGGGGCGGCAAGCTCAACACCAACCTTGACGCGCTCGACGCCCAGATCAAGGCAATCGACGGGGTTTCCGCCGCTGCCAAGGCCACGCCGATCGATGCTGACTGGGTCGGCACCTATGACAGCGCGGTCGCGGGCACCCCTGTGAAGAAGACGCTTTGGTCACAGGTCAAGGCGTTCTTGAAGACGTACTTTGACACGATCTATCTCGGTCTGGGTGGCGGCGCGCTAACAGGGGCCGTCACGACGACCGCAGGCTTGACCGTTATTGGTAACTCTAACTTGCGGGTTAGAAGTGGTACGACTGAGGCCATTGTGTACTACGACGCAGCCGACTTCTACGTCCTGTTCACCGACAGCGTGGGTGCCACGTTCAACTCCACGCGAGCCCTCAGGGCCAGCCGAAACGGTAACCTCTACACTCAGGGCGACATGATTGCCAGCGGCACCGTGTGGGCCGGTGGTGGTAGTAACGGGCGTATGGGTGCTGACGGAAACCTCTGGGGCACAGCGTACGGTAGCGACTGGCTGACGAACTACATCGAGAACCGTGCGATTGCGTGGGCAAACAACCGTGTCTCCAGCATGTCCTACCGCTACGTCTCGCAGGGTACGACAACATCCGCTAGCGGCGGTTATTACAGTACTCCCGGTGGTGCAATGCTAAAAAGTATCGCTACTGGTGGCGGCTCGTCTGTCATGTTTAAGTATATCCAAGTCTACGACCCTGTTCGTGGATGGGTTGGCTTCGGAGAAGCATAATGGAAATAACCAACTTCGGACACTTCAAGGTCTCGTCCCAATCCGGGATACTTTACTTCACTAATGACGAAGGTCATGACTGGTACGACATCCGCTTTGGTCTAACGCAGTGGGACGAGAAGGGGGAGTTCCTCGACGCGATCTACGGAGCGTGGGCTATGGTGTCACCGGAAGGTGTCATCACCAACGTGGAATATGACCCCTCGCGCCTTATGCCGGGAGACCGCACGGTCCTCGGTATCGACGCCCACCACGAGGACATCACGCCGGGGATGATCTACCGCGACGGCGTCATCCTGCCTAAGCCCGTGCCGACCCCCGACGAACTCCGTGCGAACTTCCCGGAGCTCTCCCCGCCGCGCTTCTGGAAGGCGGCGCGCGAGGTCGGCATCACCAAGGAAGGCGTCATGGCGCAGATTGAAGCCATCCAAGACGAAGACCTCAAGGCTGACATGCTGATCGACATCGAGGAGGCGACCGGCTTCCTCCGGCTCAACCCGACCGTCGTCGCGATGACTGCCGCCAACGGCATCCTCCCGGAACAACTTGACGCACTCTGGATGTGGGCGGCGGGCCAATGAGAGAGAATTACGAAGCTTGTCAGGCGATCACCCTGAAATGGGAGGGCGGTGACAGCGACAACCCGAAAGACCCCGGCGGTGCGACCCGCTGGGGCATCACTCAGGCGACCTACGATCACTACCGCGACGGCAAGCACTGTCTGCGGCAGCACGTCTTCTACATGACCCGCGAGGAGATGCTGGAAATCTACAAGGCGGGCTATTGGGACGCTGTCAATGGCGACAACCTGCCGGAAGGCGTTGACCTGGCTACTTGGGATTATGGTGTCAACTCTGGCCCCGCCCGTGCCAACTCTGCCCTCCGCGCCGTCAAGTCCGTCTCCGCTGTATCCGTGGTCAAGGAACTGTGCGCCAAGCGCATGTCCTTCCTCCACGGCCTCAAGACGTTCAGCAGCTTCGGCAAAGGCTGGAGCAACCGCGTCGCTGACATCGAGGCCAAGGGCGTCGCCATGGCTCTCAAAGCATCATCCCCGGCGACAGCCCAAACGCAACTCCTAGACGAAGCCAACGCCGCGAGCAAAGCCGCCATCAGCAAGGGCAACGCCGCTGTCAAGGCCGCGCCCGCCAGCGGTGTCAGCGCCATAACGGCCCAATACGCCCCTGACCAGTGGGTGAGCTCCGGCCTCCTCGTGTTCGGCTTCCTCGCGGTCGCCGTCGCCATCTGGCTTGTCATCAAAGCGCGGCACGACGACGCCCGCGAACTCGCTTACCGCAACGCCGCATCGGAGGCCAAATGATCCCCATCCTTATCCCGATCCTCGCGCAGATTGGCGCGCCGATCATCAAGAAGCTCCTTGAAGACAAGATCGGCTCCGGCGTCGCTGACACGGTCGTTGACACGATCGCCAAGAAACTCGGTGTTGACCCGACGCCGGAGGCGATCGGTGCGAAATACCAGGCTGACCCGGTTGGCACGGCAATCGCTGTCAAGCAGATCGAGATCGAGCACGCTGACGAATGGCTCGCTCATCTTGCCGACCGTGACAGCATGATCGCCCGCGAAGACACCCGCGAGACCTTCTTCGCGTGGGGCTGGCGCCCCGCCATGTCGTGGCTCGTCATCTTTTTGTTTGCGTGGGCGACGGTCGTGCTTCCTCTTGTCAACACTGCATTCAAGAGCTCGATCCCGATCCCCTCGATGGACAGCATTCTCCAGTTCTCCGGCATCTGGCTTGTCATCTATGGCGGCGGTCACACGATCAAGGAAGTCTTCGCGAAATGAGCCCAGCACCCGCCGACATCGTCGAGTTCGACCCGGTTTCCGACCTCCGGCACCGCGTCATGAACATCGAGACGTGGCGCGCGCAGCGTGACATCGCCGACGCCCGTGCGGAAGAGCAACGCAAGTACCTCGACCAGCGCTTCACCTCTTTGGAGAAGAAGATCAACGGCGTGGCTTGGTTGATCGTCAGCGGCTTCGTCCTCGCGCTCGTGACCTTCGCCTTCAAAGGCGGTCTCAACCTCCCCTTCAAGTAAGGAAACCAGATTGGCGTTTCTCCCCCCACTCAGCATTCCCCCCGGCGTTGTCCGGGGGGCGTCTCCGAACGATGTGCGGGGGCGTTGGTATGACACGACCCGG